TACTTGCAATAGTCCTGAGCAGACAAACGTAAGATTAAATCAATGGAATCTTCGTTTGGATTATTAATAGTGAACACATAACGACGAGAACCCATATTTGTTTTTATGAGATGTAACTGTAACAGAGGTGAGGGGTAATAATAGACCCTCACCCAAAAGATCGTTCCAGCCTCGTCAGGCTTCCACGTTTCACATGTTGTCATAAAATGAGTAGGTGTTGTACTATGCGTACTCGTAGTGGACTTACGTATGCTGATGTCAAGCAGGCTGCTCGTGTAGCACGTGGCGGATTTAACATTACTAAAAAACTGTTAACTGCCGGCAGAAGAAAACTAAAGTCACGACGTGGCGTCAAAAGATCGGAAGTTCAATCAATAGTACGTAATACGATTCGAACTACTGCCGATAAACGTGCAATTTCAAATACCTTAACTGCAAGTGTACCGAGAACTTTCAATCAAAAACTAATAGCCAATGATATCATTCAAGGTGATACCGTTGTCAATAGAAGTGGGGAATCAATACACATCAATACCCTAAAATTTAAATACGTGATCACACATACAGGTCAAGCCGCTGCTGGTGGTGTCAGTACTACAATAAAAGGAGTACTTCCGGGTGCTGTGACGTGGAAGATGTTCTTCGTCCAAGTAACACGAACAGATGTCACTCCTCGAGATTTTTGGTGGAAAATCTACAACGAGGATGGAGAAAGAGATTTCCGTTTCCCCGCAGGTGGGGTCGTAGCTGATCTAACGCCCCAAGGAGATACCATCAGAGAAAACCTGATGATAAACACAGATGATATTAAAATTTTACGACGTAAATTTGTAACAGTCCATGGGGCAACGGGTGGTAGCCTTGATTGTACTCAAGCTATGGGTACATTTACACACCGATTCAAATCGCCTATTAAAATGAAATTTAATCTAACAGCGGCGCAAACTACAACAGGTCCTACGTGGCTTGCAGCAGATTTAAGTAAACGAATATACCTAATATATTACGCTAGTCAACCAGACCCAGAAGTAAACGATGGATTAAGTAGAGCAACAATTGATGGTGTATTAACAACTCATTTTACGGATAATTAATCTAAATAACGAATGATAAAACGATCAATCGACATTTTATTCATATCTGGCATCTCATTACAAAAAACCACCACGTGATTCGTATGTCCGAATAACTTAGTACAAGACTGATACTTGCTCGAAAATACTACACGGTCTTTCAGCATTTCGAGAATAGCGTATTGCAAATGTTCCATTTGAGATCGTTGAACGTTAAATAAAAACTTGCTCTTACGAGTATCAACTGCATACGCCATATCAGTTAATTTACCAGGACACATTAACTGAACTTTCCGGGGTTCTTTAGTTACCATATAACGACACAACCAGCTTTTGCCTTTATTGCCTTCTTTATCAATGTAGAATATGACACTACGGTCATCCGCAGGACTCTCCATTTCTTCTACCAATGTTCGTTGCCACTCTCGTAGGTCTCCGGTTTGTAACGACGGCGCTGGTGCTCGATGGAAGAGGGCTCTTGCAAGTCGTGGGAAACGGATGTAGGCGACCGGTTGTTCGATCGCAATATCGGGTGATTCAGCGGCGACTCCATTGACGGCTTGGTAAGTGTCGGCCCATTCAATAACTGATGCAACATCATGTCGTTGACCAGGGTTCGAAGGGAAGACCCCGAACTCAACAAAATCTCCGTCTTTAATGCAATACTCGCGACATTGGACTGAAGTTCCAATAGCAGGCTCAATATGCGCTCCGGGGAGGTATCCACGGACGGCTCCGCAACGCTGTGGGGTGTTGAAGATAACAAAACCTTGTAAATGAAATGTTCCGGTAGTAGGTGCATTTTCCCGTCCATACACAATATACTTGCAATAGTCCTGAGCAGACAAACGTAAGATTAAATCAATGGAATCTTCGTTTGGATTATTAATAGTGAACACATAACGACGAGAACCCATATTTGTTTTTATGAGATGTAACTGTAACAGAG